GGAAAATCGTCAAATGTATACGAACTCCAGAACGGAAAGTTTGTTAAAGTGAGATAAAAATATTATATTTATAATAAACATACAGACAGATTCATAGCCTGTCGCGATTAAAAAAATTATAGGAGCTGTGGCCCACCTTTTGGATGGGCCACACTTTATTCGTATATTTAATGGTTAAAAAGAAAAACAAATGCCGAAACACGTAGTAATTATTGGAGCTGGAGTAGCGGGCGTAAACGCTGCCACAAAATTAGTTGACAACAATTTTGATGGAAAAATTACCATAATTGATATGGGAAAAGATCCATACAGACGTCCTTACGATGACGTAATGACCGGATTTTTAGGAGCAGGTGGTTGGTCAGATGGTAAATTAACATACCACACATCAATTGGTGGTCAACTATCAAAGTACACAGGCGAGGACAAAGCAATGGAGTTAATGGATCAAGTGATCGAAAACTTCAAACGTTTCCACCCTAAACCAGAAGAAGTACAATGTTCAAATCCTGTAGCTGAACCCGATTTCATCAAACCATACTTTGGTTTACGTTTGTTTCCTGTATGGCACGTAGGTACAGATTATCTACACGAAATAGGTAAAAATTGGTTCGATTATCTAAAGTCTAAAGGTGTAGAATTTGTTTGGGAAACTAAAGTAAACGATATCGACTTCGATAGCAATATAGTACATGCTGGTGGAAGAGAAATACAATATGATGAACTTATCTTTGGTGTAGGTAAATCAGGTATCGACTTTGGTAAACAATTAGCTGAAAAATATGAATTACCAACTGAACCAAAATCAGTACAAATTGGTGTGCGATTCGAGGCACCACAAGAACACTTCCAAAAACTAATCGATGTATCTTACGATTTCAAATTGTATAGAAAATTCGAAGACGAGGGAGTATCGCTACGTTCATTCTGTACAAACAACAATGCAGCATATGTAGCAGTAGAAGAAACATATGGAGATCATACGTACAATGGTCACGCTAAAAAAGACGAGAAGTTTAGAAACAACATGACAAACTTCGGTATTTTGATGGAAATTAACGGTATAGAAAAACCATTTGATTGGTCAAGAAACGTTGTTAAACATGCACAAGGTATAAACTACGATACAAAAACAACAACAGGTCTATATTATAGCCCATCACGTAAACCATCAACAACATCTGAGGGTAAAGATGTATCTGCGATACAAATTGGACCTGCCGATTATGCTGAAGTACAAGAAGAATTTGGTGGATATTACAAGTACATAGAAGACTTCATCAATGATATGAAGAAAGTATTCCCAACACTTAAAAACGATTGGGGAGTTTACATACCAGAAGTCAAATATTTATCACCAGAACCATTAGTAAATTATAATAATTTAAGCCTTACAAAATATGACAACGTCCACTTCGTCGGAGATGCTCTCTCAGCTAGAGGAATTACAGTATCTGGAGCACAAGGAATCTACGTTGCCGAAGACATTATCGGATAACGAAATTGCGGACTTACTAGAGGCTATAGATTTATATTTTTTGTTCAATTATGATTCGGATTCGTTCTTTGGCAAAAAGCTAGAAGAAATAAAGTTGTTTTTAGATTTAAGAAGCGAGGTTTTAGAGAGATATGACGCAGTAACAAAGGCTGACTAATATTTATTATAGTATAAACCCTTGAAATGGAAGACAACTTATTTACAACAATCATAGCCATTGTTTCTTCAGCTGGATCTGTAGGAGCATGGAGGTTTTATGAAAGTAAACTAAAATTCAAAGCTCAACGAGCTGAAAATCCACAAAGGGCTAACGAACGATTTATTTCAGATCTACAATCACGTGTCTCTAAACTAGAAGCATTGTTAATCCAATCATCTGAGGAAAAAGACTTCATGCGAGAAACAATAACTGAATTATCATCAGAGGTATCAGCACTAAAAGTCAAGATTCAATATTTGGAACAAGAAAACAATTACTTAAAAGGAAGTAAAAGACAAACACGAAAGTAGTAGGAGGGGCGAAAGCCCCTTCATATATTTAGGGGTTCAATTAAAATAAAAGTTATGACAAAAATTAAAGAAGATTACGCAACAAGAAATCTCAAAACACCTGAAGGTGTAAAAATCTCTTACTTCGACAACAAACTTCATAGCTGGGATATACCCGCAATTCGCTATCCAAAATCAATGAAGCAAAAAAATGAATATTATCTATATGGTATTCAAAAAACAAAAGAAGAATGGATGGAATTTAGACAAGACCGCAACGGAGTTCCACCAGAAAAAAATCCTCAAGTAACATCAAGATTTTAATATGAAGAAGAAGGCAGTTATAGTATCCGGATACTTTAACCCAATTCACAAAGGACATCTTGAGCTCTTCACGAAAGCGAAGGCTCAAGGTGATTACCTTTTTGTAATTGTAAATTCGGATTTGCAAAGAGAATTAAAGGGTTCAAAAGAATTCCAAGACGAAGTTGAACGTTTATTAATAGTACAAAGCCTCAAAAGGGTAGATGGTGCTATGGTATCAATAGACGAAGACAAAACACAATGCAAAACAATCGAGATGGCTTACAAATTACTATCAGACGAATACGATTTAGCTTTTGCAAATGGTGGTGATCAAAATAACCATTCTATACCAGAGGCTGGGATATGTGAAGCACTTGGCGTATCTTTAATAGATGGTTTAGGAGATAAAATACAATCTAGTAGTTGGTTATTAAATAAATAAGTTATGAAAATAGGTTTATGTGGTACAATGAGTGTAGGTAAAACTACATTAGTAAATGCTTTACAGCAATTAGAACAATTTAAAGGATATGAATTTGCTACTGAGCGTAGTAAATATTTAAGTGGTTTAGGTATTCCATTGAATACTGATTCTACATTAAAAGGTCAAACAGTATTTTTAGCTGAGCGTTGTGCCGAATTAATTCATGATAATATCATTACAGATAGAACTGTAGTTGATGTAATGGCGTTTACAGAAAATGCTAAATCAATTGATTTTAAAGATAAAGAATATTTTAGTGAATATGCTAGAAATTTCTTAGGTGAATATGATTATATATTCTATATTTCACCTGTAGGGATTGATATAGAAGATAATGGTGTTAGAGAAACTGATGCAAATTATAGAATGACAATCGATGATTCTATATTACATATATTAAGTAGTTTTGGTCATAGATGTAAAAATGTACATGAATTAAAAGGTACAACTAATGAACGAATTGAGCAAATGCTCGGGTTTATTCAAGGTTAATATTTATATACAAAACACATTATATCATGCAAGATAATTTTAGCATTAGAGACTGGAAACACGAAACAGTATACAAAGAAGAATTTGAAGGTTCTGGTAAAGTAGCTGAAGTAGAAGACTTTGAAGCAGACGCTGAGGATATCGAATTTGAAATCCCGGGCGACGAAAACGCTAAACCAGTAGTTGATAAAGACTTAAACAAGTCATTAAGTAAGCAAGATAAAATCATCAAACAGTGGCAAGATATCAATGCACAAATGCAAAGAAATCTTAAAAACTTTAAAGAAGCTGGTGATGAAGGTGCTAAAGATATGGCTAAAATAGCTCTAAAAGACTTAACCCCAGCATATAGAGCAGCTAAGGATGCTTACGAAAAACTAAAAGGTGTTAAACTTTAAAAAACATTTACCACTATTAGTGGTAATCGGTTCATGTATATTAGTCTTTGCATTCTTAAATGACAAGGAAGACTATGTTGATGAATATAATGCCAAAATAAAAGCACTAGAGGCTAAGGTCGATTCCTTACATAGTGAAAACGAAGGTTTAAACAACAATATACTTGAACTAAACCTTCAAATTACAAATTTAGACAAAGAAATAGATTTACAAGACAATAAAATCTATACTCTAAATATCAAAACAAATGAAAAAGTTAGTTCTGTCGATCTTTTTAATGACGATGAGCTTGAGCAGTTTTTCACAGACCGCTACAGACACGTCATCGATTCAATTACGAAAGCCAATAGCGAAGCTAGTAATTAAAGATCTTATTATTGGAGATGGTTCAAAAGAACAAATCTCCATATTAAATACAAAAATAGGGTTATTAGAGAATAAAATTGTTCTAAAGGACAGCATTATATTCAATCTCAATACGAAAGTAACAAACTACGAGAGTATACTTAACGTAAAAGGAGATCAACTAGCCATATCACAAGAACTTTCCAAAAAACTAGAAAAAGACTTAGCTAAAGCAAAACTCAAAAGCAAACTTGTGGGTGGAGCTGGACTGCTGTTAGCAGCTGGAGCAGCAATTCTACTTAAATAGTATGGCAGAAAACCTAAAAGATATAATTAAATCCGAATTCATCAAGTGTGCCCAAGATCCGGTATACTTTATGAAAAAATATTACATGATTCAAAACCCACAAAAGGGTCGAATCAAGTTTAACTTATATCCATTCCAGGAACAAGTTCTCCGCCACATGCAAAACGAGAACTACCTTATAATAAACAAATCTCGTCAGTTAGGTATATCAACACTATGTTCTGCATATGCTTTATGGATGATGTTGTTTCAAAAGGATAAGAACGTGCTGTGTATCGCAACAAAGCAAGAAACGGCGAAAAACATGGTAACCAAAGTACGATTTGCGTATGACCAATTACCAAAATGGCTGCAAATTAAAACAGTTGAACACAACAAACTATCCCTACGACTCGCAAACGGATCACAAATTAAAGCTACATCAGCATCATCAGATGCAGGACGTTCAGAAGCAGTTTCTTTGTTACTAATAGATGAGGCAGCTTTTATTGATGGTATTGATGAGATATTCGCTTCAGCCCAACAAACACTAGCAACTGGGGGTGGATGTATAGCATTATCTACACCTTATGGTACAGGTAACTGGTTCCATTCTACATGGGTTAAAGCCGAAGCAAGAGAAAATACATTTATTCCTGTACGTTTACCCTGGACTGTTCACCCTGAAAGGGAACAAGATTGGCGTGACCAACAAGATATTATTCTTGGAAATAGAATGGCAGCCCAAGAATGTGATTGCGATTTTAGCACATCCGGGGACACTGTAATAGAACCAGATATACTTAATTTTTATGATAAAACATTCCTACAAGAACCCGTTGAGCGTAGAGGAGTTGATGGAAGTTTATGGGTATGGGAAATACCAGATTATACAAAAACATATGTTGTAGTAGCCGATGTCGCTCGTGGAGACGGACAAGATTACTCAGCATTTCATGTATTTGATATAGAAGAAGCTACACAAGTGGCCGAATTTAAACAACAATTATCAACAAAAGACTTCGGTAACGTACTATATTCAATAGCTACCGAATATAACGATGCTTTACTCGTAGTTGAAAACGCAAATATTGGATGGGCTGTAATACAACAGCTAATAGACAGAGGATATCGCAATCTTTACTATTCTCCCAAAATGGATGTAGGAATGGGCAACGCTGATCAGTATATTTCACGTTTCGAGAATGGGCAAGGTATGGTACCTGGATTCACTACATCAATGAAGACGAGACCACTTGTTATCTCCAAAATGGTTGCGTATGTTCACGAGAAGGCAGTTACAATACGTTCAAAACGTTTACTGGAAGAATTAAGAACATTCGTTTGGAAACATGGTAAAGCACAAGCACAAAATGGCTATAACGATGATTTAGTTATGGCATTTGGTATTGGTATGTTCTTAAGGGATACAGCATTACGTTTCCAACAACAAGGAGTAGATATGGCGCGAGCAACATTAGGAAGTGTACATTCCACTAACTATCAAGCACCAAATGTTTACAGCGGTAATTCACAAATGCAAAATCCATATGAAATGAAGGATTCGCATGGTAACAACGAAGACATTTCTTGGTTATTAGGTTAATTAATATTTATTATATATACATAAAATGGCAGATACTTCATTATTTGGTAAACTAAAGAGATTATTCTCAACAGACGTAGTGATACGTAACGTTGGTGGTAATCAACTTAAAGTGACGGATTCACAACAAATCCAGTCTTTAGGTCAATTACAGACAAACTCTTTATTTGACAAATTCAATAAACTATACAGCACTACTGGAGGGACAAATTATAACATGTCTCAACAGGTAAACTTTCCTGCTTCAAGAATACAATTATATGTAGATTACGAATCTATGGATACAGATGCAATTGTAGCATCTGCACTTGACATTGTATCTGACGAATCTACACTAAGAAACGATATGGGAGAAGTATTACAAATACG